TATATCCTTGTCATCTATACTACTTGCCGTATTTTGGTTTAAGGCATAAAGATCAATATATAAAGACCCGTCAACCGGAATATCTTTTGCTGATACATTAACGTTTTGGAACTCTGTTGTATCTACGTCATTAGGGATAAATTGATATTCAATGTCTTTAAAGTTAACACTCCATCCGGAGTTTGACTGATACCATACCCCGTCAGAGTCAAGCATCCAATAAGTGCCATCGTCCCCAACCAGCCTAAGTGTTGCAACTCTTTGTGTATAAGTTGCCCCGCTTCCATTCATGTCGGTATCTGTCCTAAAATCAACAGAAAAATCAAACCGATCCTTTTCTTTTACATCTATTGACGAAGATTCTATAAAGTGGTTTGCTGTTGAAATATCCGGGGGCATTGGGATAACTGCGTACCTCTCCGATTCGTTCCCGCTTTCAGTGAATATTCTTTCGATATACGGTGTTACCAGCGGGGTGGTACTACCAGCACCCAACCCCTGCCGTATAGTCCAGCAATCTAAATCGTATTGCTTTTGTGTTGCACTTACTGTTGTATTTAAATCGCCACGCTCAAAATTTATATTACAAATTGATTCTAACGGCAAGTCAAAGTTATAAATGATCTTAGCATAATTCAATGGCCTGTCCCTTTGTAGCGATTGAGCCGCTTTGATGTATTTCAATGATTCCGTACTACCAATCTCTATAACATTCGTTTCAGTTGATGTATCTACAACCGTTCCCTCATAGTCGTACCTGACTACCTTTAAATCGTTCCCATCCAGTTCAGACGGCCTGTAAATAATCCATTCGCCTCCTTCCTGGGTCAGTATGCAATCTTCAGCTAATATCTTTTCTAAAACAGTGTAGCAGTTTTCTGATTCTCCTATCTCCTTTTCAAACGTCTTTGCATCTACATAACATACACCGTAAATATGGCCGCTGGTGATATCCGTTAATGTTATATTTGTTCTTCCAGAATCAGCAACAGGGGCGGGGGTTACCTCGAGATTAGACCCGCCGTTATTGACAACAACGGTAAATATTGTACCGTTATTCAACCCACCTGTATCATCAACCCTCAACTGTTGACCAGAATAAAATTGTGTGTATTGAACAAACGGAAAGAATATAAAGCCCGAACTACTAAAGTTGGCATAGTCTATTGTACTAACCCCCGTACCTGGCCGGATATTGTTTATCGTCTTAATATTGAGTTGCAGCCCTGTTTTCTGTAATGACCAAGCGATATAATCAATGAGCAAATGCGGCCCCTCGGGGTTTGCGCCGGTATCATCCACTAAGGTTACATCCTTCAGGGATGCCAGCATATCAGATGCCGTTAATATCAGCAGGTTATTGTGTGGTAAAAATGGCTGCTGGATGTCCGGCAGCATCAAAAATCCCTTGAATATATACAAGTCATTAATCGTGTATTCCACGTACCACCTAAGATCACTGCCAATAGTAAAAGTGCTAATATCTATACCGTTTTCGGTAAGAATTTCAGCAGTTAGTTGCTTCGCCCTGATTGACGGGTTTAGTTTGTCCCGGCTATTATTTATGACCGATACGGTTACCGGATTAGCACCCATGACAAGGGGTATAATTTCCGCATCGTTTGGATCGGCCACTGTTATTGTAGTGTCAAAAATATCAAACCTGCAAGGTATAGACCCTGCATCGTCATCCATTAACAACCACTCGCCTCTATATATCTTACCGTATGCCATTATCCACCCAATCTCGATTGGCTTTTGTTTGCGGAGGCCATCACTCCGATTAATTCATTCCCGCCTATTACGAATCTCACCTGACCTGCGAAGTTATTACCAAACCCGCCACCATTAAAGGTGTTCAATCTGTTGTTTGGAATTATTGACCCGCTTACTCCAGGCTGGAAAAACTCGGGGCCATTTTCACCTACTATATAACCCCTCCCAGACTGTACAGGCCCACCTGCCGCCCTGAAGCCGCCAAATCCTTCTAATATCCCGGATAAAGCACCGGTGCCAGCAATAGCACCCGCACCGGGAGCAAAAAGATTAATAATAGCCCGAACAATAAATGCCCTAATTGCAGCAGCGATCAACTGTGTTACTAACTGTTTAACAGCTTCACCTAATGCCCTGATCGGGCTTTCACCCTGACCGATAGCGGAGAATATATTTATAAACCCGTCTGCCAGCTTATTACCAACAAACTCGCCAAGTTTTGCAAGCTCTAAAAGCTGTGCCCTTATTGGTTCTAATTGCGCCTCGTTCCTATCTTTAAACTCTTTTAAGAATGTAGAATTTTGCAGTTTAAGACCGGAGGTATCAACACTGAAATCCTTAACAGGTACTTGCAGTAGGTTTATTTTTGAAAGCGTTGGCTCTACCGTAACCTTATCTGGTGCTATTCTAAGCTCACTCGTTTTGATTGGTTTTACAAAATCAACTGGCAGACTTGCCGCATTAATCAGAACAGCCCGTACAGCATCCGCCCTTTGTTTCGTTAAATCCGTTATTGTCTGCGATGTCTGCCGATACTTTGAAACTAAAGCCTTATCCGAATCAGACAATTTTTTAATTATATCATCGTTCAAAGCAGAAAGATCACCACCAAGTTTTTTAACAGCACCGCCAAGCGTTGTAGTTTTTCCACCAGTTAATGATATAAAAGCCTTTTCAACCTCTACTCGATCCGAAATTAATCTTTTATTAGCCTGTGTTAGTGCGTTTATTTTACCCGTTAATTCTGTAATAAATTGCGTATTCTGCGAAATATCAACGCCTCTGCCAGCAGAAGACAACCCGGCACCACTTAACCCGGAAAGCTGTAACGAAACCTTTTGTAGGCTATTCTGAAAGTCTAATGAAGATTTAAGATTGTCAACGTCATCCTTTGTTTTCCTTATTACTGATGAAAATTTAGCCGCTGATATTTCTGCGTCTGAAAAACTCTTAGTAGTAGCGAATAACTTATCGCCAAAAACAATAAGTAAAGAAGAAATGGCAGAAACAGCAATCCCCAAACCAGCGGGGCCAAGTAAAGCACCTTTCAAAGCCCCTAAAGCACCCCCTGTACTACCCGATTCGGCTTTCAACCGCTGGAAGGATTCAAGTAATGGATTAATGTTATTGGCAATACCAATAAATCCAAACGGGGCATCCTGGACAACCCGCCCCAAGTTTGTCAGGGAGTTGGTGGCCTGGTTTGATGCGGGGCTAATTCTTTTTAAAGACTGCTCCGCCTTTGATACCCCGGAGGCAACAGAATTAAAAGTCTGCTGCACACCGGGGGCAGTAACAACTAATGTAGCTTTTAAGATATTATCAGCCATATCACACTATCCCCAATTCTTTAGCCTCGTTATAAAGTTTCTCAATGTCCATGCTGTTATCAACAAGGATCTCATCGTCAAACGGGAGAGGCAGATATTCGTAAATATCTACTGGCTTTTCAACCAAACTACAATGGATCAAATAAGCATTAGCCCTGTCCCGCCTCCAATCCTCCACCTTACCCTTATAAACCCTTACCGCCTCATCCAATGTACAAGCGTAAAACTCACTCGGCTTCAATCCAGCGGAGTAGCAAAGCCTTTCTAATTCATAGAATTCTAAAGGCTTGCCGCTTCGCTTTTTTTTTCATCCGCTGGTTCTGGCTCCTCGCCGCCGCTATGCGCCATCAGCCCGCTGAAGTTCTCGGACAGTAAACCGCCCATTTCTTCAATCCACGCACACGCATCAATGTCGCTATATATAAACGGCTGCTTATCCAGTCTACACTTATATTCAACTGCACACAAAAGCATAGTTGTAAGGTCATCCAAAGACAGGGTTTCCTGACTCATAGCCGCCTCTAACTTCGACAGTGATATATTTTTCTTCAGGCAGAATTGCTTCACTGCCCACAGGGTATATTGCCCTTTAATTGTTTTCCCATCGTTAAGGATGATCTCAAATTCCTTACTGGGAAGTAGGTTGATTGTTGCCATTATTATGGGGTTATGTCAAGAGTTCCGGTTCCTTTAAATGTGCAGGTAAAACCTAACAAGCTACCTACTGAGTTATTAATAACCAGGTTTGTGATGTATGCGGTTCCACTTGCATACAGATCAGTCCCGGGTGAGCCACTTGTGGGGTACTGCGCCCGAACCAGCAATGCGGTTTGGTTATGGGCATAACCCAAAAGACCTTCAGCACTTACCTCTGATCCTGCCCCAGGAGTAGTATTCACAACCCCCTCCACATCAAAACTCCACTTGTTAGACCCGATCCCTGTCAGGGTTCCGCAATCTGTCTCTTCCTCTGTGGTGGAAGTTTCATGGTTGAATTTCCACCCCTTCTTACACACCACATTTAACCATGTGACACCGCTATCTGCGCTGACAGATATTGGAACCAGGTTACTCTGCAAATTTGTTACTGCCATTTTTCCTTTTTTTTATTGTTCTGTAATCGTTACTACTATTGTGATCAGTTTCCTGACTATACTTTGTGTTGCTGTGATCTGTAATACCTGTGTGTTAGCCGATTCTCTGAATACGTTATTTATCTGAAACCCGGACGGATTAACCAGTCCGGTGGTGGATGTGGTAGGCCTTAAAAGCGTGTAAATATCATCGCTAATGTCATCCACAATGTCTTTACTAACCGTTGTTCCTGTCTTTGCAACTATTTCAAGAGTAATCGCTGACCTGGTGATGAATGTGTCCGATGTTTCGTCAAATGTTTCCTGCTGTGTTGAAAGAACTATGTAAATATCATCGCTATCATTCATTTCATCATACACACCAACCGCATTACCGTCATAGGTAATCGCCCCGCTAAGCAGGTTAAACATTGCGTGCCTTAATGGTTTTTGTGTGTCCTTCATTACTTGTCCTTCAAATAGTTTTCAATCTTTGCAATCAGTTCCTTTTGAATTATTGGTTTTTGGATGAAAAAGAAAGGTTTTGGGAATCTACCTACCACCTTATTCACCCCTTTAAACTGAATAGCGTATGATTGTAGTTCTGCTGGTACTGATACCCTTGTACCCGTACCCCACTCAACGTATGGGCTGTACTTCATGCCGCTAACTATTTCAGCCGCCATCTGCCCCGTCTTACTGCTTACTATACCACCCTTTAATCTTCCAAAGTCAACAGGAGCCGTCCTCTTTGCCCTCTGTTCCCAACTAAGTGCAGCATCTTGTACATAGGCGTCAACCGTCCTTTGCATATTAGCCGGAGCCGATTGCAGCTTTTCCCTGTACTTATCAAACCCTTCCAGTTTAAACCCGGCCATTAGTTAACTTCCTCATTTAAGATAAACCGATAATAAAATCTTTTTTCTCCTATTTTCTCCCAGCGATCAATTGTAAAAGTCCTGCCGTCATATTCAACTTTCATAGACTGCGATAAAGCCGATTCAATACCCGTCTGAAACCTGGTAACCATTTCCCACTGCTTATTTTGTGCCAGCTCCCCAAATGAAAGCCCACGATTGCCGTTAAGCATCTTCATACTTCCCCTTGTGGTCAGGAGTGTAGAGTAGTTATCCTTCTTACCCGCCCCCAATGTGGTAGCTGAATTAGTTTTAAAAACAATCACTTTATTTTGCTGCCCTACATCCATGAATAATCTTTATACCCATCCGCTAAAGCCATCGCCAACTCACTCAAACCTTTTACCTGTACATCGCCCCTGTTTTCGTATAAATAGGCTATTTGACAAAGGATTGACTGCTTCAAATCAGATGGTAGTGTTGAACTTGTAAAACCACAGGTAAATGTGATCTTATACCTTCCGGTAGTAAAACACCTGAATAATTTATCACCGGCATCCTCTATCTCGTAATCATCGTTTACCGTTAAGGCTTCATAGCTGTTAATATCATCTTTTACCGTTACTGAAGTAACCGAAACAACAGGGCTGCCGGGAAACCTATACTCACCACCCCACTCAAGATCTGCAGTCCAAAGCCTTGTCTGACTACCAATGGCCCGGTTTGTGTAATTCTCTACCATTCTCCTGGCCTTACCTATCAGTGTTTCCAGATAGGTGTCGTCATTTGTGTGTGTTATATACAGGTGACTTTTAACATCAGCCAATGGGATTACTCCCACTTCGCTGCTTACCTCCGTTGAAATCTTTACGTCATACATCTTTAAACTATTGAACCGGGGGGAGGTTCCGATCCTCGCCACCACTGTTATACTGAAGGGGCTTCCGCTTAGTCCTCCCGGTTACCTATTTTTACGAGCCATTGCTCAAACTCTTCCATCTTTTTTACGGGGTCTAACTCCCTGCTTCTTTCCTTTGCTTTTGCGGATGCTGATTTGTAAAACTTCTTATCATCCAGCCGCTTGATCCATCTTACCCACTGCTCTATATTATCCCTGTCATCAACGTATATACCAGCCTTACCGCAGTTTTCCATTAATCCAGGGGTGGCAGAGCATACCACCGGGATCCCGCTGCACATCGCTTCCGTTGCCGTCCTGCCCCACGATTCATAGTGTGATGGCATAATCAAAACCCTTGTTTGCCTGTACACACTGAGA